CTCAGGCTTCTGGTCAGGTCATCAATATTGCTTCGCAGATCGCGGATTTCAACTAAGGGAAGAAGATCGATAATCTCAATGCGCCTAGGGCTCGATCAGGTGAAAATCGGTCGGTAATTTGACAGCCGCCATCCTTCCTCGCGTATGATTTAAGCATTCGCATTTCCCTGCTCTTCTATCGATCTGCACGACGGACACGAGACCGCCCGCACTGGAGGGTCCGGATGACGCCGCGCCATGACCGATTTTTGTTTATTTCCGACACGCAGGAACCATTCGCCCACCATAGAGCCATTCAGTTTTGCAAAGACGTCCAGCGAGAATACGGGATACCGAACGAGAACTGCTTCCATGTCGGCGACGAGGTCGACCAGTATTTCGGCTCGATGTACACCAAGGACCCGGACGCCTGGCACTCCCCTCTCTCCGAGATCCGCGACACGATCGAAAAAATGAAGGAGTGGTACGCGGCGTTCCCGATGATGAAGGTATGCCGATCTAACCACGGCGATCGCTGGATAAAGAAGGCGACGGCTGCCGAGATCCCCTCGATGATGCTCAAGGCTTACCAGGAGCTGATCGAGGCGCCGGAGAACTGGGTTTGGCGCAAGCAGTGGCTGATCCAATGCAAATACCCCATCAAGGTCATGCACGGGGTCGGCTATGGTGGGATGTACGCTTATCGGACAGCGGCGCTCGACTCCAACATCAACGTGGTTTTTGGGCACCTTCATTCGAACGCGGGCGTCGCCCACATCCGCACGCACGACAAGTACTGCTGGGGGCTAAACGTCGGCTGCCTAATAGATGAGCAAGCCTATGCCTTCCGATATAATAAAGAACAACGGAACCGACCGATCCTTGGCTGCGGCGTTGCCGTGGATGATGGCCTGCGCCCGATCTTCGTCCCGCTCGACGACTATCAAATGGAGGATGTTGGTTGAATGCGCAGGCAGAAGGATTTCCCTAGGGAAGTGCATCTTCGTCATGACGCCGCCCCTTGGCGCATTCGCTTCGTCCTTCGCATCAAGCCCGACGTCGAGGATGGCGATCACCCGGACGAGTTGATCGACGGGCTGACGCTTCCCGATAGCCGTCTAATATTGATCCGTAAGGGTCTCAAGCCTTTCGCCCGCCTTGAGACATTTGTTCATGAATTAGTTCATGCGGCGGAGGAGGATTACGGGTTCGAGGTGCCTCATTGGCTCGTCCATAAACTGGAAAAGCCGCTGGCCTATTTGCTTTGGAACAATTGTTCTTGGCTTCTATTCGATAACGACGAGGGACCAGCCTCTAACGAGGACGATTACGATACGCGCGAATGATCTGGTATGATGACACCCGTCACCCCAACACATATGGGAATACCTATGGCTAAGGATCGTCAGGTTTCGGACGATGTTGGGTATTTCAAACCCGGTCCTAGGGACAAGCCGGCGATCCCGGACAAAAAGGCAAGGTCTCGGAACGCGAGCGGTCAGTTTGTTAGCGATCAGAAGCAGCATGTTGCATCCGAAGTGCGTCGATTGATTGACCGCGCTAAAGCCAAGCGTCCCTCTGGCTCGCGAGAGAAATCGACGGTCGATATTGAAGAATCAGAAGAGATTTTAGGATTCATCATCGATCAGAAAATGGGATTTCTCGAAGGGAACATCTGTTGGAGCCTAATCTGTTGGCGAAAAACTGGGGGCGTGGTCGCCCTGAAGAAAGCTAGATCCTATCTCGATAAGCTGATCGCTGAGGCAAGCAAGCCATTGGAGACTACGTGAAACGCTATATTCGAGCTTCTGAGCTCGCGAAAATCATGCGTGGCAGTCACGAGGACATGCGCCAACGCGCCTATTGCGCGGTGACTCGGCACGAGGAATCGACGACCGACCGACTGCCAGCGCCGTTCTCGATCGTCGCGACATTCCCCAGTCAGGCGGTCATCGCCGACGCGGCCGGCGGCCTGCATCGATACTCCCTACGGGAGGCCAAAGACGGCTCCCTCTATGTGACTTTTAGGGAGCGGTGCCCCGGACGCACCCTGTCCGAATCAGACCTTGGGGAAGAGCGCAAAGCCGCTCTGCACAGGGTTTACGAGGCGACGATGTCGAATCGGGAGATCGCCGATGACGACATTATTTTCTTGATGCGTTGAGTAGACCGCAAGCTCTGGTTGATCGACTTCCTGTTTGTCGTGGTACAATCCCGAGTTGTAGACCTCACGTTTCAATCTATCCCGCCTTTGAGCGGTTACCGCCACACCGAGGGGAGCCCCGCGATGCAGCATTTTCGTCGCATTTCGTCGCTGGCCGAAGACTTTGCGAAGATCGGCATCAGTGGTGCCACGCTTGGCCTGAACGAGTCTCGTCCTGCCAGGCGTAAGCTCATTGAATCTGACGAAGGCGAACAACTCGACACGCCAGAGCTGGCCGCTGAAGAAGAGGTCCCTGGCGAGGAAGACGCCCCGGCAACGGTCGAGGGCCTCGAGCGAGTCAAGGTCAAGAAGATGAAGTCTGGCGAGAAGGCTAAAGCCCGCCAGGCCGCTCGCAAGAACAAAGCGAAGAACAACCGCAAGCGTCGCCTCGCCCGTAAGAAGGCGGGATATAAGAAGCGGATGGCGAAGCTGAAGAAGATGACCAAGGGCAAGAGCGCCGGTCCTCGGATGCGCTTCCGCCTCGTTCAGGGAATGGAGCGGGCCGCAACGATGCTGGAGTCGGTGAACGTACACCACATCGTTTCCAAAGCTCCTCGGGGCTCGGCTCGCAAGCAGGTAGCCGAGGCCATGATGAAGGTCTCCCAGCTTGCCGGCGCTCTGGGGCGCCGATTTGCAGTGCTCGAGAGTTCACTTCTCGACGAAGAGACCGCTCTCGGCATCGATGTCATGCATGCGGGATCCGCCTATGGCTGGGAATCCGGCGAGGCCAATCAAGGCTCCGCAGAAAAGTCTGGCGGAGAAGTCACCGATTACGCCGGGGACAAGCCGGCGACGGCGGCGCCGACGGGCGACAAGCTCGAGGGTGACGAGGAGCCATCGGCTCCGGAGATGACTGAGGAAGATCCGACCCTCGACGACGGTCTTGATCTCGACCTCGACGCTGACCTTGATGATGACGATCTCGACATGGACGACGCAGACGACTCTGACATGGACGACGATTTCGACTGCGATTCGGACATGGACGACGAATTCGGAGACGAATTCGGTGACGACGATCTCGGCGACGACGATGAAGTTGAGGACGACGACGATTTCGGTGACGAGGACGTTTTCGAGTCGCGTACGCGCAAGCGCAAGGGGCGTTCGATCAACGAAAGCATCGAATTCCCGATGGATCACGAGCTCGCCGCGATCCGCGTCGAGGCCGCCGAAGTCGCCCTCAATCTGCAACAGGGCAACGTCTCGATGGGGCAGGCTGCCGACCTGATGGGCGACATGGTCTCCTATCTTGGCGGCGCCATGAAGCTCTACAACCAGCTGGTCCAGCACCTTGGGGACATTGGCTACATCGGCCAGGACAATCCCCCGCAGGCCGGCGGCGAGCTCCCCCCGAACTCGTTGGGGTCTGACCCGACGGTGATCGGAGACGGCATGCCGGACGGACAGACCGCCATCTCAACTCCGACCCCGGAAGGCGGCGCTAAGACTGGTGACGCAGTCGACGGCGCGGCCAGCAGCGCACCAGAAGCGACTCAGGAGTCGCGTCAGGGCAAGAGAACTAAGCGCTGATTTCCGGAGGGACACCATGGCAAGGCAGTTGCTGATTGATAAGGTTCCATTCCGCTTTTCGCTCACCGAGGATTCGGTGAGTGGGAAGCTCGTAGCGCGTGGCCAGTTTGGCTTTGCCGATCGCCCGACTGAAAACCGCCGGGTCTATCCGACGGCTATCATGGAGCGCGAGATCAGGCGCCTCGCGGAGAGCATCGCTGCCCGCAAGGTCTTCGGCGAGTGCGATCATCCGGCGGACGGCAAGACCAAGCTGACTCGTGTATCTCACCTGATCACGGGCCTTGAGCTTTCCCCCGAGGGAGAGATCACGGGTTCGGCCGAGGTCTTGAACACTGATGCCGGCAAGACGATCCGCGCTCTTTACGAGGCCGGCGCATCGATCGGTGTCTCGAGCCGGGGTTATGGCTCGGTCACACGCAACGAGGACGGGGTCGACGTGGTGCAGGACGACTTTCAGCTCGATACCTTCGACTTTGTGGCGGACCCTGCTCAGCGCACGGCCTACCCTGACATGACGGTTGAGGCGAAGACGACGCCTGCGGCGCCAGTCTTGTCCGAGGGCGACTGTGGCGCCAAGGAAGAGGGCGACGAGGGCGAAGAGCAGGTCCAGGAGGCAGCTCCCCCGGCCCTTCCCGTCGAGGGCGAGGGCTCCGAGGGGGCCTCTCCTGAGCAGGACGCTGACGGCGGCGGCCTCACGGCGGCCGGTGACGCCCCTGTGGCCTCTGGTGAGGCGGACAAGCCGCGCACGGTCGAGAGCAGCGAGCGCCTGACCGAAGCCTTTGTCGACCTCAAGGCCCTTGCCGATGATCTTAACGGCCAGAAGCCACGCCGGGTCTTTGCAGACAACGGCTCCCTGGTCATCCAGTATCCGGAGATCTCCTTCTCGCTCGGTGGAAACTTCCGCTGGGGAGCGATGGGCTCCGTTAGTGGCGTGATCAAGGAAGAGAAGTACGTTCCCGGCGTGCTCACGAACCCCGATGGTTCCTGCCGTCCGAATCCGAATGCTGAGGGCGTCGAGGATCCGGCTGTGTCGGATGCGGACGCGGCAGACGACGCCCCGGTCTCTGAGGGCAAAGATACCTCGGTTTTCTTGAGTCGCAAGGACCATGACAAGACGATCCCGTGGTCGCCTGCCGCCATGGCTCTCGCGAAGAAGGCAAAGCGAAGTGATTCGCTTGCTGGATTCAATTACGTGTTTCCGGACGCCGATCTCGCCCAGCAATTCCGTAAGGCCATCGGTCTTTCGGAGGCAGCTGACGTCATCGACGCGATGGGCGAGGCCCTAGACAGATCGGATGCTAGGTCGCAGTTGTGGAAGGCGTATGAGGCATATGCCAAACAGGTTCGTGGCGGCGAAACGGCCGACATGATTGCCGCCGCAAGAGAATTCAACGCTCTGTTGAAGAAAGCTGGTGGGCCGCAACGCAATCCCGGCATGTATTACCTTTCGGCAGGTAACGCCAAGCTGGAAGACGTCTCCGAAGCCATCGAACGCGTTCGCGCCCAGGTACTTGCCGAGGCGAAGAAGGCTGCTCTCGCAGATGCCAATGCCTACGTGGCTGACCAGATCAAGGCTTTGACCGAGGAGCGCGACACGCTTTCGCGCGCAGTCAAAGACCTCGGCTTCACGCTCGTCGCCCGCGACGCGTTGGCTGCTCATCCCAAGGCATCCGAAGCCATCGCTCAGATCGGCGACCTCAACCGCTTTGAGTCGGTGGAGGCTCTCCAAGAGGCGCTGGCTCCCCATGTCGCAGCCGCCAAGCAGCTGACCGAGACCCGCAAGGCCGGAACCGCGACCCGCGAGAAGAAGCTCGAGGAGAGCGTTCGCGCCCTATCCGAGCGTGTTCAGCGCGCTAGCGACGCCAACAAGGTCTTGACCCAGGAGCGGGATACGGCGATGGCCAAGGCGCGCGACGCTCTTCTCGAGACGTATCTCGAGCGGTCGATCGCCGGCATGCCGCAGGCAATTGCGATCCGCGCTGATTTCAAGAAACTAGAGAACAAGAACAAGCAGACTGTCGACCAGCTCGTCGAAGGGTGGAAACGCCGTTCGTCGGAGAGTCGTGGAACCAGTGACTTCGAACGCATCCGTCGGGGCATCTCGTCCCTTCGGAAGGCGCCTGCGACCGTTGTCGAGGACTCCGTCCGTGCCCGCTTACCGGCGAGCAAGGATGAGACCATCTCGCTCGGTGAGGGCGTCGAACTCGATGTGCGCGAAGTGGAGCGACTCTCTCGGGTGTGAAAGTCAGGCGGGTGGTCCGTCGTGACTTTGGGACCGAGTTTTAAGGAGGTTTGGCAGTATGAAAAGGCGTCAGCAGTTGACGGAAGCTCGGTCGATCCAAGATCAGAGCTACGTCCAGGGGTTGGTACAAAAGTGGCAGCCCCTGCTCAAGGGCGTCCGCACTGAGCACACGAAGAACGTCATGGCGGTGCTCTATGAGAACCAGAGCCAATACCTTCAGAACCTGAACGAAGAGACGAAGTCGACCAACGTCGGCTCCTTCCTTAAGTTTGTGTTCCCGGTTCTGCGTCGCGTCTTCCCGACCCTCATCGCCAACGAGATCGTCTCGGTTCAGCCGATGACGGCCCCGATCGGCGGCATTTTCTATTACGAGCTCAAGTACGGCACGACCAAGGGCAAGGTCACTGCCGGACAGAAGCTCATCAAGGACTTCAACGCCTACTATTCGTCGGAGCACATCGACGAGGAAGTGGTCGGAACCGGAGCCGGATCGAACTTCTCCTCCACCCTCGATTTCACGCCGGTCAAGGCATCGACGGTCACCGTCACTGCCGACACCGTCGTCGGAACGGATGACGGCCTCGGGAACATCTCGGGGACGGGAGTTTCGGGAACCATCGACTACACCACCGGCGCGATCGCTCTCGCGTACACGTCTCCGGTCGGCGGCGGCGTCGAAGTGGTCGTCGAGTACGACTACAACATGGAGTGCAACTCCAACATTCCTCAGGTCAACATCGACATCGAGCTTCTCGAGATCAAGGCCAAGAGCCGCAAGCTCAAGGCCCTGTGGTGCTCGGAAGCAGCCGATGACCTCAAGGCATTCCACGGCCTCGACGCCGAAGCCGAGCTCGTCGCCGGCATCGCCGCCGAGATCGCCCTGGAACTCGACCGCGAGATCATCGATGACCTGCGCCTCGGCGCGACTGGCTACTCGGGCACCTACGATGTCGCGGTTCCCTCGGGCGCCTCGGCCATCGACCACTATCGGAACCTGATCACGGCACTGACGATCGGCGCCAACCGTATCCACAAGAACAGCCTGCGTGGCCCGGCGAACTTCGCCGTCTCCTCGCCGGATGTTTGCGCGTACTTCGAGCAGCTGACGACCCACGGCGACTTCCGCCCGGCCGTCGCCGCGCCGAGCGAAGCGCCGCAGGCTCCGGTACAGCAGCCCCACACCTTCGGCGTCATGTACGCTGGCACGGTGAGCGCGAAGTACGGTCTCTACAAAGATCCGTTCTTCCCGGTCGTGAACCCCGGAAGCGGCTCGGGATCCGGAAAGATCCTGATCGGCTACAAGGGACCGACGTTCCTCGATGCCGGTTACGTCTGGGCGCCGTATGTGCCGCTGCAGGTCACCGCCACGTTCTTAGACCCTAACGACATGCAATACCGCAAGGGCCTTCGCACGCGGTACGCGACCAAGATGGTTAGACCGGAGTTTTTCGGAACCATCAACGTGACCAGCCTCTGAAATCATTGACCTTCTAGACAGCGTCGCTGGTAACGGCGACGCTGTTTCTTTTTGAAAAGAGGTGGACGTTACGCGCCTGATCGGGCAATCTCCTCCAAGCAAAACGACCGAAACATGGAGGAGACAAAGCCAATGCATGACGTCGCAGTTACGTGCTCCGAATGCTCAACGCCGTCGGCGACCTTGCGCCGCGGCCTTTGCAGAAACTGCTATATGCGGTGGAGGCGCAAGGCGAAGCGCGAGGGAGCAGATCTCTCGAACAGGCGTCATGCCATCGCCTTAGACATGAGCGACGCTTGGACTCCGCAGAAAGCTTGGCTTCTCGGAGCCATGATGGGCGACGGCCATGTCAGGGCGCAGCAGGCGGTCACCAAGGCGGGCAATCGCGTCGCGGCGCGGTGCTTTTTCGTTTCGGGGGATCGGGATCTCACAGAGCGCGTGCGCGACATGATCATGCCATCCGTTCCGATTACCCTCATCGCCGGAGGCCATCGCGCCCACTTTAGTAGCGTGGAGGTCGCCGGATGGTTCAGTCGGAAGATGGGCGGCGTGTCTGGAAAGAAGTCAGTAAATCTCGCCTACCCTGATCTGCCAGCGGAATTCAGGCCGCACCTTCTGCGCGGACTCTGGGACACCGACGGCCATATCGGAATGAATGACGGCCGGGCATTCCTGGGCATGAAGGCTCCGATTCTGATTCGAGCGGTCGGCGCTGACGTGACGAGGATGACTGGAATGGTCGAGGGTCGGGAATTCACGATCCGGCCCACGGGGGTCAAGACCGAAATCCGGTTTACCAACCGTGAAAACTCGATTCGGTGGCTTGACCTCATCTATGCCGACAGCGAGGGGATGCGCTGCGATCGGAAGTTTCGCGAGTACGAGTCGTCCCGCCTAACCTTGTTTCGGACGGATGACGGCCAGGCGTCATCGACGGTCGATTCTCTCTGTTTGATCTGCGGTCGAGAGTCATATGCGCGGTCTTTGTGCAAGGACCACATGATGCGGTCGCGGAACATCTCTCTGGTCGAGGTTGATCCCGCCAAAGTGCTGGCCGCGCTCGACGCTGGAAGGAATCGTGACGTCGACTGGGCCTTGAAATTGACGATCCGATCTTTTCTTGAGGCGCGCTACGACATGAAGGTGTCGCCTGGGGAGTTTATGCGAGCTAATTCCATCGTTACTGATGGCACAGAGGCTAGCGTCAAGACTGCGGTGAAGGCAGCGAGAAGCAACTTTCGGGTCGGAACGGTCTCGTGGTTCCCAGTGCGCCTTGCGATCGAGACACTGAAAGCGATGGGATTCGAGCCGGGATGGACCGTTTTTGATCCTTTTGCGGGATGGGGCGCTCGCCTTACTGGGACGCTGGCATGCTCGGGTCGCTACATCGGGGTCGACCTCAATCGATCGCTCATCGTCGAATTGCGTAAATGGATCGACATGCTCGGCGAGCGTGCTGAGAACGCCAAGGTGATTCATGCAAATGCGGCTCATGTCGCGGCCGGGGCGATCAGCGGAATTCCGGAATCGTTCGAGGCCGTCATGACGAGTCCGCCGTACTGGGTCAAAGAGTTTTACTCAGATGACCCAGGTCAGCCTCACTACTTCTCGGGTTATGCCGATTTCATGGAATCGCTGATCTACCCGGTACTTCGCTTCGTTGCCGCACGAACGACCAAGTTCGGCGTCATTTTCTGTAAAAATCTCCGCGTCGAGCAGACGAACTACATGATGGCGGACGACGTAGTCGCGTATCTTTCGGGGCTCGGTTTGGAGGTTTCTGCTGACACCTTCCACGCCAAGAGATCGCAGATTCATCCGTCGGACTTTCTGGAGACCAGGGTCGTCTTCAAACCTAGAGCCAGCCTCCCCACGGCGGTCTAGTGATCCGGGAGAGCCTTGCGGCCCCTCCCAGCCCCGGAGCCCGGCCCTTGTCTAATCTCCCCTCAGGCGCGACAATAGGGCTCAACGCCTCAAGAAATCTCAAAGCCCTGGGGAGACCCAATGAAAGAGCCATTTGATCGTGTTGAGCCGATGGACTACGAAGACCTTCGAAGCATTTTGGAGGTAAGGATCCAGAGGCCGGCGCACGGGCATCGGTTCAAGATGGGAGTTGAGCCCGGCGTTTATACGCTGTGGGATTCGCTCGAGGAGGGGCGCGTTCCGAGGCTAAAGCAGCTCGAGTACAACTGCGACGACCCCGTGGAGATGACGGGGGGCGCATACGACGCGCTTCGTGAGTCGGTAGATTCATTTTTCGCTGCCAGAGACCGATATGCGAAATCCGGAATCCTCCACAAGCGTGGGATCGTCCTTCATGGACCTCCTGGGTCCGGCAAGTCGACGATGGTGCGCGAGGAGGCCGAGCGGTGGGCGGATCAGGGAAAGGTGGTTTTTTACGCCTATGATCCACAGACGATCACCAGATCGTTGAAGACCTTCCGGCAGTCTGACGCGCGCCGTGACGTGGTCGTCGTGCTTGAAGATTTTGACGAGCTTGTGAAGTACGGCGGCACGCAACGGATGAACCAGATGCTTGATGGCGTGGATGCACCGCAGCATGTTCTCTTCCTTGCGACCGTCAACGATCTGAAGGCGCTGCCGATGAAGCTGCGCCGCAAGGGGCGCTTTGAGGAGAAGATCCACTGCCCCATGCCGGACCTGAACCAGCGCTACTCCTACATCAAGGGCGTGGCAGGCGCTCGCATTCCAGATCACATCTGTGAGGCGATGGCGCGCAACACTAAAGGCGCCGGGTTTGGGACGCTCCGTGACGTGGTCGCATTGGTGGTCGCCCATGGCGCCTCGCCGCGCCAGGCGATTATGGAAGCGCGGCGCGAGATCCTGGAAGAGCAGAAAGAGGCGGCCGAGCGGCGCGAGCGCGGCGGG